CTCAGCCAAAGTTGCCTTTGACTTTGTTCCGACTATTCTCTCTAAAATTTGGCGAGAACGGTCTTTAGGTTTTCTCTTACTCATCTATCTTACTTCAATTATTATTGTATAATTATCGCCGGCAACAAAACCTTTTGTTGATATTAGAATATCACCAGCAGGAGATGTAAGATTTGTGAGTGTCGCATTATTAGGAATAGCATTACCTGCTGTATAATAATCGTGATAACCTGTGCCTGAGAAAAATCCTATTGTTGAGTTCGCACTAGAAGTGCCACTTCCTGCCCACAATAGTTCTACGCCAGACTTACCATTTGTTGTGTTAATTGCCCACCAAATCTTCGCAAGACTTTTAGTACCATCTTCGGTCATAAATGTCAACTCACTAGCGTCCATCTTCGTTACAAGTGTTTCACCTGAACCATCACTCATATTAGTAAACTTCATTACAGTCTTTGTGCCTGCTGTGTCTACTAATGTTTGACTTGTTACAACATCTGCCATTACTTTCTCTCCTAAATTCTGTTACTAACAAATAATTTCTAACATTTGAATCAGTTGTTAGTTTAAATATTTTATCGTTACCAAATTTTAACTGACTAGGTCGTAATCCATACTTACCATTACCAGTTAACACCAAATCTTTCCTAACTTGAGTGCCAGCCGCTTCTGCCTGTTCATCATATTCAGCGTCAACAGCCGCACTAATAGTTAATTTACCTTCTGTACTACCAATACTTTCTATTATGTAGTAGCACTCTATTAAACTTACTAATGATTTATTTGTGCCTCCAGTTAAATCATTCGCATTAACCAATACTTGGTTGGTTTCACTTCCAATACCTTTTGACTTAACAATGTATTTGGAAGCGGTATTCACAACCTTTACATTACTAATTGCCATGAGAAATTACGCAGTAAAGCTTTCGTCTTTTCTTAGTTCAATCATAACATAACCAGAAACACCATAAGCACTTAACTTTATATCTCCCGAAGTTGCGCCGGTATTTGTTGCGCTGTTTTCAATTTTACCAGCAGTGCCATCATAGTGTCCTGTGCCAGCAAGATTAATTGCTGTAACATCAGTATCGCCTTCAAAATAAAGCGAAGCCCAACCTGTGTTATCGTCAGCAGTACCTTGTACTAATGCCCACCATATTCTGGTGATATCTAGTTTTGCACCATTAGCATGTCCCGCTAAACCACTTGCATCAACTACAAGTGAGTCGGCAGTAGTATTGTCATTCATGTTTACTAAGACAGTTACTTTACCACCAGCAGCACCACTACCTGTTGCAATTTTTGTATCTTTGAGTGTTCTTGTTGCAATAGCCATTTTTTATTCCTTTATTTTATTAATTCGTTGTCAATATAATCTTCAATATCATAAACACTAACACCGTGTTTCTTTGATACTGCCTTAACAATACCTTCTATCTTAGAGATGAGAGGGTCAGATGCCTTGTTTATCATTGCATACATATCTGTTATTGCCGCTTTCATCTTCGGAGATAAATTTTTAAACTGCGTAGTCGGTAATGAAGTCTTTCGTTCAACCAGTTTACCTGTGAAACTTTTAAACGAAATTTCGCTCACTTACTCTTCCTCTACTTGGTCGTCATCAATCTCAAAATCAACATGGTATTATCTGCATCAACTTGAGCTGCAACAGCATCAAAAGCAGATTGTCCTGATAGTTCAGAACCAGCTTCTATTGCCTCATGTTCATCTCCAGCATTTAACCAGTCGTTTGCAACAGTTTGCCTTTTAGCATCTAACGCCATACCAATCTTATCAGTCAACGCACTTTTAAACGCATCTTGAGCCGCAACATTGTCGCCGCCTGTTAATGAATCTACCATATTTACTACACTTTCATTTGACATAATTATTCATCTCCTATATTTATATCACCATATTCATCATTGCCCATATCTTGCGAGGCAATAATTCCTTGTTTTATCTCGTTGGCAATCTGCCCATCAATTTCAATAATATCTTCATCTGTTTGTTGTAAGATGTTCTTTCTTACATACTCAACAGAATAGTACTTACCTACATACGGACTTACTTCTTGTGCAAGACTTAATCTTTCTCTAAGTATCTCTGCATTTTTTAGTTCTGCAAAGTACCCGTCTTTTAAGAAAGTATACTGTATGTGTTCTTTTATTCTTGACCAATCTTCAATTGTAATAATACCTTTCAACACTAATTGTGTTTTGAGTATATCGTTAAAGACGCCAGTAAATCTTTTTCTTAATCTAGCGACAAACTTTGTAAACTTCAGTTCATCTCTTGTAATCTCTGCGGCTCTGCCCATGTTGAATCCGTTATCTGAATCCAATCTTGACATTGGCACATTCAAAGATTGATATAATTTCTTTTGAAAATATTCAACATCTGATATNTCACCAAGATTTTGACCACCAGATAATGTAGAAACTTCTGTGCCTTTTGCACCTTCTCTACGAGGTAACCAAAAATCTTCAAGCATTGACATATGTTTTCTGTCATCTCTGATTTCGCCAGTAGCGGCATCATAGACAAGTTTGTTTCTATATCTTGCCATNACATCTCTCAGATATGCTTCTGCTTTTACTTTAGGCAANTTNCCNACATCAACATAGAATATTCTTCTTTCAGGTGCTCTTACTATTCTGTAAATAACAACAGCATCNTCAATCATTCTTAACTGATTGGTNGGTTTAATTGCCTTGTGCAAATGNCCCATAACCATATTCTTNGTTTGGTCAATTACACCAGATGTAACATAAGTAATTGAGTCGGCAGCAATCTTCAGACCAGCATTTGAGTTTGCTGATGAGATGCCTTTTTCGTTATAGACAAACCACTCTGCGGTTGTCTATAATCTCAACGCCCTTACCTTTATTATCTCTCTTTTTAGCGACCTCACGAACTTTCTTTATTTTGCGTGGGTCGATATATCTAATTTCTGTTAGCCCTTTTCGTGGACTTTTCGGGTCGATAACTTTGTGAAAGTAAATTCTTCCGTCAACATACCATCTGCGAAAAATGTCGTGTCCTTTTTCGTCAAAGTTGAGCAAACGCAAAACTTCGTCAAACTCATCACGCACTTTTGCCTTAATAGCATCTGATACCGCTAGTTTATCTAGTGATACTGATACTGAAGCATCTCTTTCATCCGAAACAATAGTTTCATTGATAATATCTTCGATTGCCATATCACACTCTGGGTGTTGTGCAATCTCACGATATCTTTTAATTAAATCAATGTCATTCTTGGCAGTAACTTCCATATCCAAGTATTGGCCAAAGTAACCGCCAGCGGATATAGTTGTTGTACCGTCATCAGGGGAGGCGACAGTAAACGCTTGTTTCGCTTCTGCCGGCTTCCCTAAATCATTATTGTTACGAGTTATTTGGAATCCAAGTAAATTCGCCATATTATATTGTCCTTATAACTTGTTAAAAATTATGTAGTTGTATCTGTTTCAAAGTATTGATAGTCAAGAGTAACACCAAAATCTTCGATAGCATCATTTGTGCCATACGAAAGTGCGATACCATCTAATGAAGTTGGGAAACAACCTCTTAGTTGATACTGCTTGATTGAGTTGCCATCTCTGTCTAAGTGGTCAATAAACCCATCAACTTGATAGTCGTTAGGGTCTGTAAGACCTTCATTATCAGTAATGTTATTGATACCATTCATCCATCTTTCAAATGCACGATAGATTTTAAAATCTGTATCGTTCAAGATAGTCATGTTCCAAGAACCAAATGTTCTGCTATCGCCAGCAAGTTTCAATTGACGACCTCTAAAGTTCACAGTTACCATAGGAATATCTTGTCCTGGGATACCTGTTGCAGTACATAAGAATGATAAGTCAGATGTTTCACCACCAGTAGAAGAATAACCAGGGAAAGGTAAAGTTACCTTAAACTGATTGGCTCTTGCACCGCCACCTTTTAGTCGAGATTTGAATTCATTAATGTTTGCCATTTTCTATTCTCCTCTAAAATTAAGCGCCTGCAACTTCAGTAAAGGCTACGCCTGAACGAGTTGCGACAAAGTTAAGTGAAATGAAGTTAATAGAACGATTAGGTTTGATAAAGATATCTGCCCTAAACTCGTTTCTATCAATTACATCGCTCGTGTTATTTGAGTCATCACATACTACACTAAAGTCAGTAAGACCTTGACGACCTTGAACATCTCTCAAGAATGGTTCTACTAGGTTTCTAAAGTTCGCCCGAGAGAATTCATCATTGAATTCAAACAATTGAAATTTAGCAGCCGTTGAAACTGCCTTCTCAAGAACAATGAACAATCTACGAACATTGATTCTATCAAATGCACTTGGTTTAGATTGTGCAGTCTTATCGCCAAACAATACAGTACCTTGTCCTGGGAAAGATACACATGGATTTACTCTTGATTTATAGAGTTCATCCCTTTGTGTTTGATTAGGATTAAAGGCAAGTTTTACTGCGCCTCTAATTTGTCCACGATTGAAA